GGGAATCACTGGGCGCCCCGCAGCTGTACCGCCTAGAGGCACCGCACCACGCATCGTCGAGTTGGACGGGGCACCCCGTACCTCGATCATCGGCGGCCGAACTACGCCCGAAGGCACTCTGGCCCGCATGGGCCCCGAGGTGGGGGGACTTACCCCAGCCCGCCTTCCTGCCCCAGCCCCAGGCAGCGAACGTGTCCCATTCTCCCCGGAGCAGCTTCGGACGCTGGCAGCACCCCGAAGATTCAGTGTGGCCGAACTGGAGTCCCTGCCGGCAGTCCAGCCGATTGCGGCTCGTCCTACCTCCGTTGCACCAGAACTTCGTCGAGAGGCGGAGTCTCTGTTTGTCAGGAGTGACCTGCGCGAGGGTCCGGCGATTCCCGCAGTCAAGCCAAAGAAGGCTAGGATTCGGGTGCGTCGCGGTCGTTGATGAAGAAGATCCCCAACACATCCCTCGCCCCCATCGTCCCTGCTGGCGTGCCCAGTTTCTACCGGGCAGACACCGTCGCCAGGGCATTGGACCGTGCGCAGTTCACGGTTGAGGAGGAGATCGCTACACTCATTCGACACTTCAGGGATCCAGACGCCAGCGTCTCCCTGCGTGCGCATGCTAGACTTCGCGCTGTACTCCGCGAGACAGCCATGGCCTCGGGCCTTCTCGCGATGCAAGAGATTCGAGGCACCCAGGAAGCCGATGGTCGCAAGCTTGAGGTCTCGCTAACCGCTTCGCGCATCGTCTCTCGCATTCAAGAGGAACTCCCAGATGTCATCTCCGAAGATCGCCCCAGTCATGCAAGCACGTATCTCCCCTCCGGTGATTCGTCAGACCGAAGAAGCACTGATTCCACATCGGGATCAGCTTCGGACGATGGGACGCCTGGGGATGTCGAGGGCGGGCGGACAGATCCTGTTTGATCTCGCATTCAAGGAACCGATCGAACTGGTAGGCTCCCCCGAGCAGCTTGGCCACGAGCTGGAGTCCCGACTCATCCCAGACGGCGAACTCAGCCCGTGGGCTGCAAACGCCATGAAGGTGATTCTCAATAACAGCCTGGTCAGCCGAGACGTGGTGTTGAGCATCACGGTGCTCTGCCGTATCGCAACCATCGACCTGCTGCTGGGGGGACGCTTCGCCAATGGACCTCAAGCGGATTGAGGGCAGGCCAGCCAACCCACTGCACCCACTTCCAGCAGACTACGCCGACCTCACTGAGGATGGGCAACGTCTCGCTCGATTGAATGCGGCACGACAGTGGCTTCTTCCAACCGACGATCTCAAGCAGAGGTCGATCGACTTCATCTCATCCCTCAACTTCTTCGAGAAGTACTATCTATGGCCGGACGAGGACGCGGACTTCAATCCGTTGTTCTTCGACGACCTTCCGGTGACGACCCCACTCGGTCACTACTCGATCTACAAGGAATGGGCGAGCAGCAAGTCTTCGCTCGTGATCGCGCCGCGAGGCTTCGCGAAGAGCAGTTGCATTCGCAAGTCAATGCTTCTGCAGATGCTGACCCGCCCGGCCTTCTCTTTTATCTACGCCACCAGCTCGCACGACAACGCGCAGCAAACGGCCCAGATCGTCAAGAGCCAGCTCACTGACAACAAGCGGATCTTCGACGACTTCTCCCCCGACTTCCCAGACAATCGCATCACCCCTCGCCGAGGCGAAGCTTCCTTCGGCCTCGAGATGATGTATCTGAAGAACGGCTCGTGGCTCCGCGCCATCTCCGCCTCCAGCAAGCAGCGTGGTGGCCGACCCCGTTGCTATGTCCTAGACGACCCCGAGTATGACGCGAAGGCCGCCACCTCCATGAGCGTCCTCCGGGACTACGTGGAGACCCTGCTCTTCAAGATCATCCTGCCGATGCTTATGCGTCCCGATACCTCGGTGCGGTGGCTGGCCACCTTCGTCTCCCGCCGTCACTATGCATGGCACGCCATGCAGACGGAGCAGACCCCCCACGGTCCACGAGCCCAAGACCCCCGCTTTGAGTTCTGGTCCCGCATGCTCCTGGACTCGGAGTACGACAAGGACGGCGTGACCCACTCCTGCTGGCCCGAGATGTGGCCTCTTACCCGCGACGCCAAGCGTGGGAACCCCAAGCTCAAGAACCGCATTTCCCTCGAGGAGATCAAGGAGCGTCTTGGTCCCTCGGTCTACCTCGCCGAGTACCGGGGCCGGCCGGGCGAGAGCGGTGAGAACTACTTCCCAGTCCTGACCCGAGAAGCTCACGGCTGGTGGCTGGAAAACCCCGACCTGGAGTTCACCCTTCAGCCCTACAACTCCAAAGCCCTCATTTGCTGGGGGGACAAGGAGCAGACCAGAAGCCGACCCATAGGGGAGTTTCTGCAGCAGTGCCGCCTGTTTATGGCCATCGACACCTCCTTTACCCATGGCACCGACTCGGATTACAAGGTGGCAACTGTCATGGCTGCCACCCCGGAGAACTGCCTATTTGTGCTGGACATGTGGGCTGGCAAGGCTCCCGAGGTCGAGTTGGTCAAGAATGTGTTCCGCTTGGCTGACAAGTGGCGAGTGCCCACCATCCACCCAGAGGTGGTCCGGGAGTCCGCATCCCTCTACCAGCAGCTCGAAAGCCTGGTTCGCCAGCGGGCCACCGAGATGACCGGTACCACCCACCTCCCCCGAGTCGTGCCCCTGCGAGTGGGCATGATGCAGAAGGAGGGCAAGATCAGCACACTGATGTTCCGGTTTGAGCATGGCCTCATCAAGATGCCTATTTGGCTCAAGATGGAGAAGCCCTGGCGAGAGCTCTTCGACCAGATCGAGCAGTTCAACCCAGAAGCCAAGAACGGCGGCCTGGGCCACGACGACCACCTCGACACCGTCTCGATGAGCACCATCATCATGCGGTTCCGAATCCCCACCGTGGGGGGACCAGACTCCGAAGTAGTCTCAGGCCTGGATCTTTTGAAAACCGGAACCGTACTTGATCCAAACGGCATACCGGTACTTGCCGCTCTTGATTTCAGTCGCATTAGCCCGGATGATGTGAACCACCTCCTTATCGCCAAGGAAAACGATGGAAGCTCCAAAGTCTGACGAGACGAACGAAACGAACGAAAAGAGCCTGTACGTGACCATCCCGTACTTCCTGTACGAGGCGATGGCACGCAGCTATTACACGCGGGGCTCTTCAGACTTCGGGTTGCCGCCGGTTCGTCCGGTTGCTTCTGAGGAGCCCCGCACGGAGTTCACCGGTGGGTTTGACATTTCGCAAGACGATATCCCCACCGAGTGGAAGCCACTCGGAGTAGCAAGGAGAGTGGAACGTGCCAGCCCAGACAATCAGCCTTCCTAAGGATCCCCTCGACATTGCGAGGCTGCTTCGCATGCATGCGGAGCGTGAGCGTGGGAGGTACTCCTACCGCCGTGCGGTGTGGATGCTGGCGTGGCACTACCTGAACGGCGCACGTCGATTCGACGTGTTTGATCCCTACAACGGTCGGGTGTCCCCCCACTACCTCGACAAGGATGGGAATGTGGAGTTCCAGTCGCAGGAGCTCCTCTCGATGATTGACCGCACGGTGGCTCGAATCGCGAGCATGGATCTCCGGCCCAAGATCATGCGGCAGGGCACCAGCCTGCGAATGATCCGTGAGCGATCCGCTGCTCAGGTGGTTGCTGATTCGCTGGTGGCGGAGAACCACCTCTCACAGGTGGTCAGCGACTTCGCCCACAACTTTGTGACGCTGGGGTGCTGCGGCATTCAAGGCCACCTCGTTGATGTTCCCACGGTTGGTCTCACCGCCGATCTTGAGGTGGTGCATCCGCGTGAGGTGTTCCCATTCCCCGCCCTGCACCAGGACCACGGCAAGAAGCAGGGCATGCTTCGGCAGCGGGTTGTGCCGGTGGAGTTCCTTGAGGAGCGATTTGGCAAGGCCTTCATCCGCAAGAACCTCGACAAGATGGAGTACTGGGCAACCGATCCGGGTGACATCATCCAGGACGCCGGTCTTGATGAGCCCGGTGACGCGGTTCGCAATCCGTTCGACGGACGCGCCATCTCCACGGGTATCTCGGCTGGATCGAACCTCATCAGCACGAAGGTCGCTCGAGTGCGAGAACTTTGGCTTGATGGACCTCGGGGCACCTGCGCTCGCTATGTGGTGACGTGTGGCGAGGTGGTGCTGTCGGATGAGGATTACTCCGACCGTGTGGTCTACTGCCCGCTGGGCTGGGCCCGCTTCATGGATACCGGCACCTTCTACGGAGCCGGAATGTTTGACCTGCTCTTCGGCATCTCCCGCGAGGCGGAGAAGATGATGAAGAGCCTGTTCAACAACGTGCGAGACCTCGACCGGTACGGCGTGCTTGTGCTGCCAGCTGGTGCATTCAATGAGCGCACCACCTTGAGAGAGGTGGGTAAGGGTCTGAGGGTGATGGCCTACCAGCCTGATCCCCTGAACGAGAAGTTTAACCCGATCAGCATCACGCCCACCACGGCGGGGGACGTGCCGGGCAAGGTGGCCCAGTTCGCTCGTGAGGTGATGCATGCGATCAGTCCGATCCAGGATCTGATCCAGGAGAAGGGCCGTGTGGATAGTGCGACCGGGTTGCAGTTCCTTGATGAGCAGATTACCCGCGCGATGACCAATCCCTCGATTGGCATTCAAAGGGCGTTCGGGGATATGTACCGCTCGATCGTGAGCAGCGCGGTGGCGGATCTCGTGAAGTTCCCCAAGCCCATTCCGGTGAGCAATCTCACGCTTGATCTTGCGGGAGCAGTCATCGACCTCGAGAACGGAAGCGTGTCGTTTGACAAGAACCCGATTCCGCACGTTGGACACCTGACCTTTGGTGTTCGCCAGGTCAACCCCCGTAGTGAGGTGGCTCGCAAGGAAGAGGCCATAGCACTCCTGCGCGCCGGCCTGATGGATCCCGATGCCTTCAAGCTCTTCACTCTGAAGGAGGGCTTGGACTTCGCGATGTGGATTGAGGAGGAGCGGTCGGCCTACGAGATGGGTGTGCAGAACATCCTGGTGCTCTACGGCAACGGTCAGGATCCTGGTCAGGTGGTGTTGACCCCCCACACCGCGCGGCCCGACATCCAGATGCGACTGCTCTCATCGTTCATGTCCAGCCCAGTGATGGCCGTCGCCTCTCCCGAGGTTCAGAACGCTTTCGCTGACTACAAGCAGTCGATGCTACAGTTCATGGGGGCAACCCTGCCCCCACAGGTCCCCTCGCCCGAGATGGCCGCAATGGCCATGGGACCACAAAACGCGCCCCCAGGAATGGGTATGCCGGGCATGCCCCCAATGCAGAGGTAACCAATGGCTACTGACGAGACCACGCCGGAGACGACTGACGAGACCAGCACCCCGACCCCGAACATCATGGACCTGGATACCAGCGTCCGCGTGGGGGGGAAGGAGATTCCGGTTCGCGAGCTGGCAGCTGCGCGCGAGGAGCTCGAAAGGGCTCGCGAGCAGATGGATCAGCTGTCAAAGTTCCGAGAGGCTGCACTGACTGTGATGCGGCAGGACGTTCCTGCCGACATGAAGACCGAGGCTGCTCGCCAGCTGCTTCGGGATGCCGGCTTTCCCGAGCAGGAGATTGACCGGCAGGTTGGCGCTTGGGCCCAAGGCGGCCAGGAAGACGAGGACGAGATGGTTGACGAGAACGAGGACCCCGAAGTGGGGGGACAGGACACCGAAGAAGAGGAGGACGACCAGGACACAGAGTTTGTGGCCCAGTCGATCCTTGACGCCCAGCGCCGCGCTCAGGTTGCTGAGGAAGAGGTCAGGCGGATCAAGGCGGAGCGTCTTGGTCAGCACATGGATCAGCAGATCAATGGGTCTCTTGACGGAGTTCAGGATGCCCGTACACTGTTGGGCAAGCTCCGCGAACTGAACGGCGACGAGGCCGCCAAGAACGCACGGGCTGCCATCGAACGGGACATCCGTCAAACGACACTGGATTTCCTGAGGCAGCGCCGAGATGCGTCTGGCACCTTCAACGAAGCCTGGGTAGCGGAAGAGGCAAAGCGGGCTACGGAGTCTGTGGTTGCCAAGTATCGCTCGGTAATCGGCGACCCCAACCGTCTGGGTCGGGCGCCGGAAACAGCAAGCGGTTCGGATTACTTCGTTTCCCGCAAGCCGGTGCCGGCTCCCAAGTGGAAGCCCGGACTCAAGACCGGTGACATCGAGACGCAGCTGAACGCATACAACTCAGACGTTCTGAGTCGTCTGGCTGCTGGCCTCGATAAGGGAACTGACCGCGTCTGATTTCCCCTTACCGAAGGAACTGATTCATGGCAACTGCATTTAGCTCAGCTGGAACTCTCTTCGATACTCATGCAAACCAGATCGAAGAGATCATCAACAAGAACGTCGATACGATCCTCCCCACCCTCGATCCCGCTTGGCGCGACAGTGTCGTGACCTCGCAGGGCGTGGGCCCGGCCAGTGCGATCGGTCGTGACCTGAAGATCCTCAAGATCTATCGTGGCGGCCTGACTGGCGTCATCGAGAACTCGTGGTCCAAGAACGACTTTGTCCTCTACGGCGACGCCCCGACCAACTTCGGCGCAAAGCTGTACACGCAGGGCAACACTCAGACTTGGCCCGATGCCCTCGAAGGCCCGGTCAATCGTCCGTACCGCCTTGGTATCGGCATGCGCGCCATGCTGACCAACCTCGCGGTCACGATGGGTGAGATGACCGCTGAGGCCACCCCGGCCTTCATCGGTGATGTCATCGCCCCGAAGCTGAAGGGCTTTGCTCAGAACATGGCCCACACGCTGTGCAACTACTGGTACGTGAGCCAGAACGAGAACTACGCTCTGTCGTCGTTCACCCACGCTACGGCTAACTTTACCAACAACGTGGACAGCACAACTCAGGAGCAGCTTGTTTTCACTCCGACGAATGGCGCGATTGACCGCTTTTACGTTGGTCAGCGTGTTGACATCTACGACAACAGCAGTAGCGCTCCTGGATCTACTCGTCAGAACGAGTCAAGCGGCACTCGTCTGAAGCTGTTTGTTGCTGCCGTGGACGAGCTGAAGGGAGTCGTCACCCTTCGTGGTGAGAACTCGTCTCTCTCGGGTCTGTCAGATGCCACCGTGTACTGGGTGGTTTATGCCAACAGCCGTGGTAGTACGTCTCCAAACTACACCGGCATCGCTGGCATCAACAGCTGGATGAAGTTTGGTGATAGCAATGGCTCGACTGACAACGCTACTAACTGCCTCCTTGGTGGTGAGCGTGACAGCAGCAATGCCATCAATGTCAACGTGCACCCTGAGTTCAAGTCCTTCCTGCAGAGCAGCGTCGGTGCCCTGACTGAGCACAAGCTCCGTCAGTACATCCGCCGCTTCCATGCTGCGAAGAACAAGTACGGTCAGACGATCGACTGCCTCATCGCCGCTGATGGCGTGTGGCTGGCCTACGAGGCTCAGAAGATCGGTCAGTACACTCTGGAGCGCACGGGTCGTCTCTCGTCCCTCAACAACGAGGGCAGCGAGGACGGCTTCAAGTTCACCTTCGAAGGCAAGACCTACAACGGCTATACCTCGACCTACATCGAGGACGGCGTGGTCTACGGCCTGAAGAAGGGTGGTGCCAACTGGAAGCGTTACGTCCCGCCCGCCCCGCAGGGTGTGCAGTCGTTCGCTGAGGCCGAGTCGTTCATCCCGTTCAACTTCGTGATGCCCGCCCTGACCGGCATGTCGACCACCAAGTGGCCGATTCTTGCCAGCAACGGTTCCCGCATCACTGAGGCTGTGCAGATGCCAGGCATGCTGCGTATGCAGCTGGTGCCTGACCAGCCTGCTGGTCTGAAGCTGACGGGTTGCAGCTACGACAAGGTGTACTCGAGCTGATCGCTAGGTAGCGATCTTCCTGGAGGGTCCACATAAGTGGCCCGAAAGCGCAAGGGGCTGCAGGTCAGGCGAGGGCCTGCAGCCCCACTTACGAAGAGGCGTACAGGAGAGGCGGTCATTGCCGTCCTCTCCTGTACGCATTCTCCGTTTACGCCCCCCACGGTCCATCGGTGGCTGCTTGACACCCTGGGATCGCTGGAGGGTGTGACCCATCTCGTGCATCTGGGGGACATCTTTGAGGCATCGGCCGCAAGCGTGCACCCCGACGAATCGAAGCACGACCTGCTGGACGAGTACAAGCACGCGGCCAGCTTCTTGGCAAGCCTACGATCTGTCCTTCCTAGAGGGACAGTTTTTCACGCGATTATGGGCAACCACGACGACAATCTGCAGGCTGCGGATCCCCGTCGTATCCCGGCTGCGCTCAGGGGGGTGAGCAACTTCCTGCATGTCGCGCCCTTTGCGGATGAGGCTAAGCACTGGCGATGGACTGAGTATCGGAAGGACCGGTCAGGCTGCTTGGAGATTGGCCCCGTGATCTTGACTCACGGATTTGACGCCGGCCGCTCGAGTGACGAGCTAGAGGCGATTCAGTTCTCGAACTTTTGTGGGGGGCACTCCAATCGCCTCGTGGTGCGTGGACACACTCATCGTCCCGTACCACCCACGCAGTGCCGGCGCACGGCTGCGATTCCGCTTCCGTGGTGGTACATGAACGTGGGCACGTGTGGCCCACTTCAGCCGACGCTT